TTTCGGGCCCCAGGCATGGTGCAGCCACCTACTTCCAAATTGGAAGTGGATGACCAAACCACTATCAACGACCCTAGGGGGTTCGTATGCGTGAACGTCACACCACTTTTCCGGATGCGTGGTACACGGATCCGGGAGCAGTGGAACATTCATGGCGTACGAATAAGAGTACAGGAGCGATAACTGTTGATAATACTTATCAACAGAAATTGCCGATGAACTCTCTTCTGCCTAGGGGTCAAGTTGTTACACTTGACGAGAACCATGCCTCGGAACTCAATTCCTTTAGAAGGTTTGAGTTTCATGGTGACATCGGTGGTGATTTCGAACTGACGCGTAAGGGTGTGAAATGCGATCATCTCGTATCTCACATCCATGGCGATCATGTCGATCCCACTTTACCGAGCATCATGCGCCACTACGATTATCGTGGTGGCGTTTATCCGTCGAACCCTGCTGGATGGGTGTTCCCCTCGATTCCAGGTCTTTCAGACTTGGATTCGACTGGGGCTTCACTTATCTCGCAGGTGAAACCGACGAATAACGTCGCTAACCTTGCTGTGGACTTGGCTGAAGCCAAGACACAGGGACTTCCCCATTTATGGGGTGTCCAGTCCTGGGAAAATAGAACGAACCTTGCAAAAGCTGCAGGTTCGGAATATTTGAACCAGGAATTTGGTTGGCTCCCGCTTGTGAGCGACATACGTGACGCAAGTTACGCTGCCGCTAATGCTCATACTATTGTTCAATCGTATGAGCGGAACTCACACAAGCTGGTACGACGGAGGCTGGAACTGCCCGTTGAGATGAGCGAGTCGTGGCAAATACTTGGTTCCGGTCGTCCGTACTTTAAACGTACGGACTCCGACAACACTTGTATTGTCGACGCCTCGACTCCTACAGGACTGTTGCTCCAATGCGACCGCGTCTATAAAAAGACGTGGTTCTCTGGTGCCTTCACATATCACCTTCCAGTCGGCTGGGGAAGCCGATTTGGTTTGGTGGATGCGGCGGCTAAGGCTGGACCCCTTCTTGGGATCGAGCTAACGCCAGAGGTCGTATGGAACGCGGTTCCGTGGACGTGGGCCCTCGACTGGGTGTCGAATATGGGAGATATTATCTCCAATACTTCTGACATGATAGTCGATGGGTTGGTGTTGAAGTATGGGTACGCGATGGAACATAAAGTTACATCTCGTACCTATTACCATACTGGTTACAACTCCTATAAGGGAGAAGTAACCGTCTCTCCTGTGACTCTCTTCATTGAGACGAAGAGGCGCAAGAGAGCAACACCATTTGGTTTCGGGCTGGATTGGAGTTCGTTTACTCCACGCCAACTCGCCATCACTGCTGCACTTGGTTTAACCAGGTTCAGTTGAGATGGTTGTCCGTGCCTAGCCACAAGGGCTAGGTGCAAACCTAGTCCTAGGAGTGATGCCTAATGGCATTTACCGATCCAATCGCACTGACGATTAACGCCGTACCATACACCCTGCCGAAAACATCGGTAGATGGTGATGATACGACGTATCAAACGTCAGATGGGCTTATTGCGGTTAAGGCTTCGCATACTTATGCAAAGCGTAACCGCCATCTGCTCAGGATCGACCATTCCAAAATCACCGCGGATCCGTTTATTCCGGCGGAGAACGTCAAGGTAGGTAGCTCTTGCTATCTAGTCTTTGACGCTCCTACCGCCGGGTATACGGCCACGGAGCTGTTGCAGATCTACCAGGGCTTTAAGACCTGGTTCACTGCCAGCTCGGATGCGGTCATCACCAAGCTTCTTGGTGGTGAATCGTAGGGGACTCGGTATACATGTCACCTTCGAACAGTATTCGTCGATGGCCTCGGGGTCCTCTGTCAACAGAGGAACTTCGGACCAGTCGCGAACTGAAAGAAGAGGAACTGTATACCAAGAGGCTCTCGCGGCGGCTACTGGAGCTCCTAGCGGAGCATCCCGACATCAGCCCAGAAGCAAGCTCAAGAATCGTAAGGTTCTTGCGCTCGCATTACTGAGTCTGATTCAGGGATTAGTAGTCGTTGTGAATGAGATCTTCGATGTTATCGGAGCTCTCCACTTCACTTAACAGCAAGAGTCTGTCTTGGAATACCAAGGCACCTCATGGTTACCTTCCTTTGAAGATAGTCCTTAATTTGTTACCCATACTGGGTAGCAGGACTATGTATAGGATTATGCATCCTATACCTGGAAGGTAGAGATCCATTAGGCTATGGATAGATTACCTCTATTTAAGGAGGGTCTATGAAAAGCCTGATGTCACTCTGGTCGGCGATGGCTGATGAT